TATTTCTTCTAATTTTTCTAAGATTTCTTTATTTATAATTCTTTTAATATCTTCACTTGTTAGATCACCACATCTATAAGTTTTCATAAAAGTCCTCCATTTTTTTTATGTCTTCTTCTTGCATATTCTCTAGCATATTATTGTTCTTCCAGTTTCTTATCTCAGACCAATCAACACCAATCATCATAGCAAGTTTTTTTATACTACCATCTGCCATTCTTAACATTTCCTGTCTTTGAATGTTTATTTGTATAAATTTTCTAAAAAAATATTTCAGTCCATTGGCCGATAATTCCCAACAATTATTACTATCAAACACAGTGTATTCTTTATGGTCTGAATAAATTAAAAAAGGTTTATAATCTTTACAGATTTTTGAATAGACAGCTACTTGCATACAATGAGTAAATTGTGGTGATTTAATTTTGTTTGGACTTCTGTATAAAAGTTTATCACCTTTATAATAAACTGAACCAAATCTATTTTTATGTTCAGTAATTATTTTAAGATCATCATTATAACAATCTATGTATCCCTCAGTTGCTATGTTTAATTTTTTACCCATATAGACATCATCAAACCATTCTGAAAAAAACTTTTCTACTTTCCAAGTATCAAATTTATTTCCTGAAATATCTTTTATGGCTTGAAGATGATTTTGAACATAATTTAAAATTTGTTTTGATATGATCTTAGCTTTTTCTTTTTGCTTATCTTGGTAAGGTGTGATCTTTATAAAATCATCAAAATTTTTTTGCACATCTTCTATTTTGAAAATGTTAGTTAGTATCCCCTGAAAATAATCATGCACTTTACTACCAGCATTAAAACTAATACTAGGATTTTCTGGAAGAAAACCTAAGTATTCTTTTAATGGATATTTAATAAACCAAACATTATTTTGTAATGCTGTTTGACTTGGTGATGTAGTAGCTTTTTTGAAATCCCCTTTTATATAGACTTCGTCAGTTAACCTTTCATTCATTGACAAATCATTTATATATTTTTCAACACAAAGTCAACACTTTAAATATTGATTTATGAATAAAAAAATGTATAAACAATTAATGTTTCCAGAATGGGTTTATTATAGGAAATGGAAAATTAAAATAGAATATATAGGCAAAAAAAAGGCAAATAAACTTAATTGTCTTGCTATGTATTTGCCTGATAAAAACAAGATTTTAATTTTAAAACACCAGTCCTATGAAAATATAATTAATTCCTTACTGCATGAATGTTTGCATGCAATCTGTAATTTAGATAACCTAGAGGTTGCAAAATATGGTGAAGAAAAGATAGTATCTAATTTTTCAGACGCTATCATAAGACTAATTAAACAAAATCCTTTACTGCCAAGACTACTAAAAAAAATTAAAAGATGAATTTAGAAACTATAAATTTAAACTGGGAAGAAATACTATCTGGTGCAATTACTGGATTGTTGAGACAATCTGAAAGTATGAGACAAAATATTGCTTGGGGTCATAATGCTAATTTTAACATTTATGATAAGTGGGGTATGACTATTTCTGGCTCATTATGCGAACAAGCTTTAGCTAAAAAGATGAAAAGTTATTTCAGTCATAGCGTAAATAATTTTTATGGGTCTGACTTAATCATTAATAATAAATCTGTTCAAGTAAGATCACAATTGATGTCCAAAAAAACCAACAATCTTATCATAAGACAAGGGTATAAAAAAACAGACTATTATTTTTTAGTCGGTGATGATACACCTACATATACATTCTTTGGATACATAGCCCCAAAAGATATTGAAATACTTGGTGAATGGACAAACTTTGGCCACAATTCAAGACCTTATGTTTGGTCTATTCCAATAGATAAATTAAAACCTATTAGTCATTTTAAATATGAAAGATAAATCATTTTTTAAAGTTGAACATCAGTTATTGGATAATACAGTTCTTAAACCAGTTGAGAAATGCCTTTTAATGCTCCTTAGAAGGCTTAAAACAGCTCCTAGAGGGTGTACCCCTAGTCATTCCTACCTTATGAAAAGAACATCAATTAAACACAGGAAAACGCTTGTTAAGCATTTGGATAAACTTCAGTTATTTGGTTATATAACTTGGCAAAATAGGGGGAAAAACCAGACTAACAAATATTACTTTAGGGAAGATAGCCAATTCCAATCCATTCTGCAAAGCAACCTAAGATTAAGAAGTAAAATGTCCTTACAGCAAAAGCAATTATACAATGATAGAAAGTTATTAAAGGGTATAAACAATAAAAAGGTAGTATTGATTGAAAGCTTAAAGAAATAGGGGAGGTATAATTTTGTCACCTATGGGTGTATAAAAAATATACCTGAATTAAGATATATAATATTAATAATTACTAGCTACAAATATGGTACAGAGCAAACAAATACAATATTGTCTTAGCAGGGTTAGGAAGTCTTTAAATGCTGACTATAGAATGGCTATAAAAAGAAATAAAAGTAATAGACCAAAAAACCCCCCCCTGATTGATTTACTGGAATACTTAAAAAGTAAAAAAGTGTCCGACTTTGAGCTTGATAAGGTTGTTAATGATTATTGGAAAGCTGTTGAAAAAGACCCAAACTTTGAAAAACAATTTGCAGAGCAAATCAAGAACAAGTATAATAAAAATGTTTAAACACAATATCTAGGTATTAAAATACTTTTCCCAAAAAGTATTTGGATATGGCCAGTTTCTTACCCTTTCAAACTGGCCTATCCTCCTTGATCTTCTTTGTAATCATCAAGTTTTTTTAAGTTATTTATTTTACAGGTTAATAAACTTTCTACGCCTATGAGTTCTTTGTCTAAGTCTGTTATGACACAACTATTATTAGAATAATTAGGATGAGACATAACGATACCATATATGCCTCTAGTTTGATGAAAAACGTAATCACCTTTTTTAATCATTCAAATTCTTTTTCCATTTCAAGCTCACATCCATAACAACAATAACCAGTAAGTTCATCACCAGTACCGAATGGGTCAAGATCAAAAACTGGATAGCGATTAACAAAGTTACCGCTACCCAACGAAGTATCTTTTTTACAATGTACGCATTTATCACCTAAATCTATTTTCATTATGCTAACCCCAATTCTTGTATTTGTTTTGCTTGATCGTTTGTTATTTCTGTTTCTGAGTAAACTTCTATGGCGTTAAGCATCCAATCATCCCAAAAACAATTTTCTTTTAACTCATCTTTTTTGGAAATATCCCAATACTCCTTGCAATATCCCCATTCAGTTTTTCTTTTATCAAAAATACAACTAGCGATATGTTCATAATCACCAATTATACAGTTGAATTTTACTAAGTATTTTTTATTCATTTTTTCCCCTTTGTTGTTTGTTGTTAAAATAATTTCCCAAAATCATTTTCCAAGCTAACTTATTTTCTTTTTTTAAAGTTGTCAACATCATATAAACTAATTTTTTTAATTTAGTTTTATTCCCAACCTTTAGATTTTCTATATTTAACCCAGTAATCATTTTTTTTTCTATGCCTTTCTTTTAGCTGGTGACTGATAGCCAGTATTAAAGCTGACCCTATTATTATTATTAGTTCCATTATTCATCCTTTGTTATGTGTTTAACCTCATCTTTTTTAATGTTTTCACTTCCACAGCTAGCACAAATTTCAGTCATTTCTGAAAGTTCATACCAAGTATAATTTTTGTCAGGGTTAAACTCTTTTAAAATTGTACCCTCATCAAAGCTACAATCTAAACATTTCATTTTTTATCCTCCTCTATTTCATTTATTGCATCTCTAGCACAACATTCACACCAAAAATCTGATAAATTAACATTATGTTTTTTTTCATAATCTTCAATGGCTTCTTCTGTACCCTCACAAATATCATCTATACCTACAAAGCCATCATCTAAATGAAATATTGATTTACATTTATCACAATGCATTAACTCATCTTTAAAACTTTCAAAACATTCTATTGAATTAATATTCATTTCTTCCCCTTTGTTTGTCTGATTAAATTAGTTAATAGTTTGTTTGCTTCATTAAAATCTTCCATTATTTCATCATCATCAAAAAATAATTGGTCATTTTCTGAAGTCCAACCTTTAGGAAAATATTGTTGTATCAGGTCGCATAAATCATCATAAAAATAATCTATGCTTTTAACTTTTTTATTTTTATTTTTTTTCATCTTCTTCCCTTTGTTTTTTAGTGTCTTTAATGTACCAGTAAATAGTGACTGGAATAGCTATAGCTATGCTTATTATATTTAATAATAGATTTTCCATTATTTCCCCTTTGTTATTATTACATTAACTTTTTTAATACCTTTCCAATTCTTATAAGGCACTATTTCATATTTATCTTTACTAGTGTTAGCCATAGCTAAACTAGCTTTGATATAAGCTAACCAGTTATTAGCTAATATTTCTTGTTTTTGTTTGTCTGTCATTTTTCCCCTTTGTTGTATCTACAATATATAATTGTAAATTATTTGTCAATAGTATTAAGCAACTTTCATTTGATTGTATTTTTCTTTTATTTCTTGATAATGTTCCCAATTAACCAAAGCAATATAATCTAAATTAGATAAATATTTAATATCTTCATCAATCCAAGCTTTTCTAATTCTATCGCCATAATTTTCAACTAAAGATTGAGCATAAAAACAAGATTTTTTAATATTTAATAAATCTTTTACTTGCCATTTATTAGGATTTAATAAACTTTCAGCTATATGTTTAACTGTAAACATTTTCGCACAATCATTAATAGAAGCTGATCCTTGATGATATTCTGACCAATCGCCAAATCTATGCCTTTTTTCATCTTGTTTATTCATTTTAAACAATACATCTCTATATGGTTTCCAAGTGATATTACTTAAAATGTATAATTTAGAATAAGCTTTGTTTATTCTTTTAATCATTTCTTTTTGTTGTTTGTTCATTGTATTTTACCTTTGTTATTTGTTGTTTTATTGTATATATTAACCATACAAAGCAAATATTATATATTTGTAAATTAATTGTCAATAGTAAATATTAAAATAATTATATGAATAAAATTAAATTTACACCTGAAAAGCTAGATTATATATTTGAGCAATTAGCTTTAGGTAGAGGTATTAAAAAAGTTTTGGATGATGATAATGTAAAAGCCAGTTGGGAGGGCTTCAGGAAGCTATTACACAAAAAACCTAAAATAAGAGAAGAATATGAAATAGCTAAACAAGATGGGGTTGATTATTTATTAAGTGAAGCAAGTGAACAGCTACAAACAGCAATTAATGAATTTAAAATAAATGGCAAAGGTGATCTAGCAATAAGCCATTTAGTAAAAGAAGCTGTTGCTT